ACCACCAGCCCCGGCACTACTAAAGCCCCCTCCAGGGACGCCCAGAAGGCCTCCGAGCATGGTCAGAAGCAACCGCTGCGCGGCAAGTTTAAGGAGTTGTGCAAACAGGTCTGCGAAGAACTGTTTGATATTCATGCGACCAGTCTGCGCAAATTCAACGATCGCATCAGCAGCCTTACCAGCAGCACCGACAACCACGTTGCCGAGAGCTTCGCCAAATTCACCAGCAGACTGGATGCTTCCAGCAATCGCAGCACGGAAGCCGCCAGCAATCGTGTTGGATGCTTTGTCAGAGTTGATCTGAAGTTCACGAAGTTTGCTGTTATACTGCTCGAGAGTGATTGCTCCTTGCTCGAACAGTTGATTAAGAGCAGTCTGCCCAAGACGCATCTGTTCCTGAGGCCCAAGGATGTCTTGCAGAACCTGACCTTGCATCTTCGAGATTTCGAGTAGAGCAGTAGCAGTCGCAACCTGTTCTTTCTCGGTGTCCGTAAGCTGTCGCTTAATGGACTTCTCGATGCTCATGATATTGTTCGTGACCTCCTTCTGGAGGCCATACTGTTTCTCAAGATCGATCTTTTGCTGGAGCTCAGCCATCTCTTGGGCGAAGGTTTTCTCCGTGCTTCCACTCTTGCCCTTGCTGCCACCGCCACCATCAGTCGGGGTAACGGTGGCCCCACCACCGAGACCGCCGAGACCGTCTGCATCACCTTTATCTTTCTTTGCATCAAGTGCATTGATGCGGGCGCGTCGCATGATAGGATCAGTCAGCTTATCAAGAACGTTAGAGATTTTACCGCTTTCGTAAGACGATGAAAATCCTTCAATGAAAGCATCACCAGCGGACTTACCGATATCGCCTGCCTCAGTCTTAAACCGAGCGAACTCAGCAGCAGGAATTTCAGGGAGTTGACCAGAGAAGCCGAACCATTCAGCAGCTTTCTTGCCGCCGACAAACGCGACAAGTTTATTGATCGCACCAATAACCTTGTTGATCGCCTGGATAGCACCATTCGCAAATGCTTCAAAGCCAGCGATGAGCACGTTAGCGATGCCCATTGCGACTTCGGCAGCTTGACCCGGCATTGCTTTGAATGCAGAGATCACACCCATCACAACTGCAATTGCGAAGCGAGGGATCGCAGTGAGAGCATCAATGAAGTATTCAGCGAAGTTTAGTGCAACCTTCACAGCGGCCTTCGCAAGTTCCCACAGAGCCGAAACGACGAAGCCGACGCCAGTCTTGATGCCTTCCCAGATGGGACCTGCGAGAGGAGCGATAGCATCGTAAATGACTTGGAAGGTAGCGACAGCAACACCTTTCAAGCTAACGAGACCATCGCTGGTCACTTTGATATTGTCACCCCAAGCCCAGAGAGCAGCGATGACCAAACCGATCGCAACTGCGGCTGCACCATACGGGTTAGAAGCGATCACAGCAGTAAGACCGGAGAAGGCTCCGGTGACAAGGCGAACTGCACCAGCCAGCATCGGGAACGAGCCAGCAAAGCGAGCCATCATACCGGACTGAGCGACTTGTGCTGCGGTGAGGCGAGCAGACGCCGCCGCTTGGGCGTTCTCAGCGACTGCAAGCTCAGTGCGAAGGGTAGCAAGGCGACCAGCAGAAATAGCCTCTGCACGTTCAGCAGCAGCGAGACGAATTGATGCAGCCTGAAGACGATCACGAGCGCCAGCAGACGCCACGAACCTGCCAGTCTGAGCATCACGAGCACGGCCATGTGAGAATGCAGCAGTCGCAGCGGCATATTCTGCCTGAGCTTCTTTCAGTGTTACGCCGATGGCGACACGACGTTGCTGAATATTCGCGAGCTTCGCAGCAGTCTCGGCAGCCGTAGCATCAGCAGTCGCGTAAGTTGCGGCACGAGCAGCAACCTGAATTGAATGGTAGCGAGTGATAGCTTTGCCAGTATTCTCAAGAGACTTACCATACGCGACAACACTTGCGATTGTGTTGAACGTGAAAGCTCCTGCGGCTGCACCAGCGAGAACGCCCAAGGCGGCAACGATAGTGCCGATGTTCTGCGATAGAATGATGATCGCATTGGCAAACTTCGTGCTCGCACCAGTTGCATCATCGAAGTCGTCGATGAACTTCAACAGGTTGTTGCGTGCGACGTTGAGAGCTTGCTCGATGGTCGGGTTCGTTTGGGCGAACAAAGCATCAACGCTCTCTTGAGAATTCTTGATAGCGTCGAACACGACTTTGGCAGTGAGCTTGCCTTCTTTACCGAGCTGACGCAGAGTTCCTCGAGTGACGTTTCCAAACTGTCCAGTCTTGTTCAGATAATCGACAATGATGTCGGCCACATACGGCAGTTGTTCGAGAACAGAACGAAGTTCGTCACCAGACAGACGGTCAGACGCCAGACCCTGCCCAAGCTGGATGAGAGCAGCGTTTGCTTCGCGGGCGGATGCACCGGAGATGACAGCGGCCTTCTGCAAGGTCTCAGTCACGCTGATGACATCTTGTTGGCTGGCACCAAGATTTCGTGCAGACAGAGCGACGCGAGTATAAATTTCACCAGTCGCTTCAACCGCAGAGCGGGAGCGGTTTGCTGACGCGAACAGCGAGTCTTGAACTGCCTCGAGGTTAGAAGCACTCGTAGAAGTGAGACGAAGCCGGTTCTCCATATTCGTGAGAGCATCTGCGTAGCGTGCCAGCGCAGTGATAGCACCGCCAGCAGACAAGACGAACAGAGCTCGTTTCAGGAGATACATTCCGTGGGTTGCGCGATTTGCAGACTCACCGATATCATCGATCTTCCGCTTGATGACGCGGGCACCACTTTCTACAAAGCGAATGCTTACCGTTTCGTTAGTAGTTCCCATTAGATGTCACCACCCTCATCATCATTTCTTGGATCGAATACTCGAAGCCCACGAACAACAGAACGAGCTTCAAGAATTGAAACTTCCACTGCACCAGTGGTGAGAGCCTTATCGATGTAAGGAACACTGTTTGAGATGTAGATACTCGTCGTGAGACCGACACCAGATTTACCACGAACGCTATCGATACGAGCGATGCCAGCCGCAATCGCAGCAGACGCGTTCGCGGTTTCAGCCATGCCCTGACCGTTAGCTTTCGAGTGCTTCTTGTAAGGAGAGTATGGAGCGATCACTGCGCGCGTTGGTGCACCGATCCCAACGCGCCAGTTAGAGCGAGCTTGACCAGTATCAGCCTTGGTTGCGAGAACAAGAGAACGAAGAGATTTCTTAGCCATGCTCCGCACGATCTTGGCGGCAGAGTTTTCAACCTGCCGCCCACGCCGAAACATATTCTTAGAAAACTGGATCGTCGGCATCACTTATTCTTTGCTGCATGGTGCTTCAAGTAAACCGTGTCCATCTGAATTATGTGATGGTGCATGGCTTCTGTCTGCTCTTCGTCCAAACCTTTCATCACACAGTATTGCTCAATCGCGAGCCACGGGATAGGTCCAACGCTGAAGCCGACTTGGCGAGACGAAGTTAGCTCCATGAACCCCAGATAGTATAGCTCCAGCCCCGGCCAAATGCTAGGGGCATTTTCAATACGATTGGGTATTGGCAGGCCGGATCTCACGGCCTGCTCAATGATCTGTTGCTCTATGTGTCCCTGCTGGAGCTGATACTCCAGCACGTCGGTTAGTTTCCCGAGTCTTCCTCGCGCTCAGCCTTGCGGAAGTTGGAAATCGACTGGGCCTGCTCCTGGACATCCATGAACAGGTTGGGCAGAGCTTCGAACGTCGCGAGGACGTTTTCGTAGTTGAAGGGGAGGACGGAGCCATCGCGGGCTTCGATTCCGGGCTTCCAGCCTTCCTCGGACTTGATTTCCCAAGCGAGGACGATAGTCTTGGCGAAGATGTCGCTCATGATAGCGAGCGAGCGTTCGTTCGAAACAGCACCAGCCTGCATGGCCCGGCGAACAGGCTTCAGAGCCTTTTCAGCGTAACGAACATATTTCTTGTTGCCCTGACCAGCCGAAGCGATCTTCAGGCGGAAATCACCATAGTCCAGCCAGACGCCGGTGTTTTCGAGATCCTCATCGGTCTCGAAGATATCATACATGCTCATCTATATTCTCCTATTTTAGGGAAGGGTGAGTGCCGCTTTACGCGACACTCGGAACATAATGGAAGTAGGTGATCAGGAGGGTGTGATCGAGGTTTTCGTCCACGTCCTGGCCCGAAGCAGCATCGGTGTTGAGCGGCAGAGTGATCGGCTGGTCAACTTCGACGTTGAGACGCCCGTCGCCCAAGGAGATCAGCGGCAGGTCGAAGACCATAGCCGTGTTGTCCTTGACGAACGAGATGTCCAGAGTCACGTCACCGTTGTTGCGAACCTGTTGGGTTGCTTCAACGCTTGCGAAGTAGGCAGTCAAGCTGCCAGTGACGGTGAACGTGCCTGCGGTCACGTCGAACGCACCAAGAACACCGACAGCCTTGTTGGGCGTGACGTTGTTGTTGATACCGAGCGTGGCTTCGGTCACATAGGCGAACAGAGCAGTCGGAGCTTCGTCGACATCGGAAACAGCAGCAAGACGGATACGACCGACATCGCTGGAAGTGTTGTATTCCGAGGCCGCACGGAATTCCTGAACCGATGTTTGCTTCGGCCCGGTCGCGCCAGTCCGCTGAGCGTTATCCGTAGCGACAAACGTCATGTCGATGTTTGCGAGGTTCGCTTGCGGGACGTTCAGTGTGAATTCGTTCGGCACGGCACCAATCAGAACTTCAGACTGGATTTGCGACGGGAACGCATCATCGGGAGCACCGAGGGTCCGTTCCACGTTGTAGGAACGGCGAACGATTAGGTCACCGGTTTCGTTACGAAGCACGTCGCCGTAGAACAGACGAATGGTCTTGCCAGCAGCGGCAGTCTCTGCCGACATAGCAGCGTCGGATTTGTCGAACGTGATCGCGGTCGAAGTGATCGAGCGGATACGTTTGAACCCATTGTTCGCGGCCGTGCCGAACGAGTTCGCAGCGATGTCACCACCGATGTAGACCCACTGGCCTTCAACGAGGCCGAGCGTGGTAAAGTCGACGAGAGCACCGCCGGAGATCAGCGTGGGCAAGTTGCCGGATACGTCGATCTGAGCGTCTGCATCGGCGAACTGGAAGCCGACAACGACAATGTCAGCATCAGAAGCAGGCAGAGCATCGGTGACGAGCTGACCGTCTGCGACACCGACCGACGTATCAGCAACGATTGCCGTGACGACGTTCAGTGCGTTGTTCGCAGCAGCAGCAAAGCCACGACCGATGATCAGGTTGCCAACGACGAAGCCAGTCGTCGAAGCGACATTATAGACATCGGGAGTGCCGGAAGCATCCACGTCCGTGACGAGCTCGGTGCCCTTGGCACGGATATCGGCGAACATGACACCTTGCATCAGGTCAGTCAGGTTTTCGAACGTGATGTTGTGGTTGAAGCCACCAGTCGCGTTCAGGTCGGTCGTCACACCTTTACGGCGCTGACGCGACGGGTTGATCGGGTTGGGAGCGACGGTAACGACTTCACCACCGAAATCGTTATAGCTGTTCGGGTTGAGACGCTTCCACACAGGGGAACCGCCATATCCGCCTTCACCGGGGAGAAAGCCGAGCGCCGCTTCTTC